GTTTCGCAGTCCAATTAGCTCTGACTGGCGGCGTACGGCTAACGCTGTTGCCCTGCTAGTCCAGAAAGTTTTTTAACCTTCCTTGGAGTAAACAATGGCTTCTATTGCCGATATCACCGTCTTTGACGGTGCTGCCACCCCTGTATCCCACACTCTCAAAGCCATCTCCGTTTCGACGGAGAACGGGGTCGTTACGGCCCTTTGGCGTGAGAATCTGGCTTCGGTTCCTACTGAAGCACAGATTTCCGCGAAGGCAACCTACAAGAAGTTGCCATCCGGCGTGGTGCAGGTCGATACTGTCGTCAACGTCCCTGTCATGGAGAGCATCTCCGGTCAGAACGCTGCCGGCTATACTGCCGCTCCGAAAGTTGCTTACGTCGATACTCACAAGTACCAGACGTTCCAGCATCCCAGGAGTACGCAGACAAGCCGCCGGTTGGCCCGCCAGATTCTCACGAATCTGATGGGTAACATCTCGACGTCCGTCGCTGCCGCAACTAGCGGCCCGATTCCGGACGCCGTGGACAACCAGATCATGCCGTCGTAATCCTGCGACTGCTGATTCTGCAGCCAGCTCCCACTCCGGGAGCTCCTCTTTATCCTTTATAAAGGAATCAAAATGGCCCATAAGGCTAATTGGTTGGAGAGGCTCACGACCGCCGAAAGTCTCGACGTGCTTGTGAGGTTCGCTAGGTTTGAGGCAGAAAGGAGTGGGGTCTTCCGCACGCCGTTGTTGTCCCTTCTGGACAGGCGTGACTGGATGGGCCTTATTACCTTTCCTATTGACTACACTGCACCTATTCTGGACGTGATTTACGCCCGGCAGTGTGTCGGCTTCTTCGAAAAGTTTGAGCCCCTCGGAAAGATCTTCAAGATCGACCGGAAGGCTTTAGCCTACGAGAAGTTCCTCGCGAGCGAGGCCTTGTGCAGCGAAACGAATAAGCTCATTAGAGGAAGGACTTCAGGCGATCATTGTTTGACGCCTGCGCTGTCACGGTTACTTTATCGTGCGCAGCGTAAAATAAGTGCCATCCTCGGTGTAGCCCCAACGTTCGCGGCTCTAGAGCCTAAGCTCGGACCTGGTGCGTCAACGACGCAAAAGAAAATCAAGGCAGTGCCTTCTTACAAGTTGGCACCACCTTACGCGTGCTCTCCTTCGACGGTACCGTACCTGGAGTCCATCTTTATGTGCAACCCTGCTCTCCTCGAGTTTTTCGACGAGGATGACGATGGGTGGCGCGGCGAGGTGGAGGTACATAATGGCCGTCTGGAGTTCGTACCTAAGGATGCGCTGAACTATCGATCGATAGTTGTCGAGCCTCAGCTTTCCAGCATGTACCAGCTTGCCCTCGGGCAAGTAATAGGTAAACGCTTAAAGAAAGTTGGCATAGACATCGCGGATCAAACTGCGAATCAGCGTGGAGCTTACATCGGCAGCCTTACTGGGACGCTGGCAACAATAGACCTATCAAGCGCGTCGGATACCATATCCTACGAACTCGTCAAGGAATTGCTGCCCCCGGACTGGTTTTGGTTGCTTTCTAGCTTCCGTAGTCCAAAGGTCGATTATGCTGAACACGTACTGACGTTGGAGAAGTTCAGCTCGATGGGGAATGGTTTTACGTTTCCCCTTGAGACGCTTCTCTTCTACGGTATAGTCTGGGCTGCTGCTAGCCACCGTGGCGATATCTTAGTCTACGGCGATGACATAATCTGTCATGTCGACGATTTCGATGCCGTTATGGAGGCACTTCGATGGGTGGGGTTTATTCCTAATCCAAAGAAGAGCTTCGGCTCAGGTCCCTTCCGTGAATCTTGCGGTCGGGATTATGTGAACG